TGAGCGGGACGACGTCGCCTTCGACCTGGTACGCGATGTACTCCGCGGCCGCGTTCTTCACCTCGGGCGGGATCGCGCCGGCCGCGTCGGTCGCGCGCGGGAATGCCAGCCGCTGAGCGGCCACGCGGCGCGGTCCCCACGCGCCGTACTGGTCGATCTTCCGCGCCGCCTCGAGGAGCAGCTGCGCGCGCTCGTCGCTCTCCAGGTCGTCCCACTTCTCCTGGATCGAGACGTTGAAGCCGTCGAGCAGCGCGTCCGCCTCCTCCTCCGTGAGGTAGGAGTTGGCGTCCGCCGCCGAGGGTGCCGCGATGATCGTCACCATGCCGCTTCTCGCTCTCCGCGCAGGAGGACGGGAAGCGGCCCCCGCCGCGAGGACGGGGGCCGCGGGACAGGTCTAGAAGACGTCGGCCATGCCGACGGCGCCCGGGATCCGGAGGATCGGCAGGCGGACCTCGCCGTAGAACGCCTGGACGGCGGCGGGGTTGATGTCGACGTTCGGGTACGCGTACCGGCCGACCACCTCGCGGATGCCGCGGCGGTCGTCGTTCGGGACGTAGTCGCTTCCGACGTCGAAGTGCCCCCACTCCTCGCTCGGCTCCGGCGTGAAGACGATGCGGCCGTCCGGCATGAACCTCTGGACGACGCCGGCGTCGTCGATGTACGTGCCGGGGATCTCATGCCAGGACATGCCCCAGAAGCGCGCGATCGTCCCTTCGGTGAGCGCCTGCACGCCGGCGGGCGTCGACTGGAAGTACTGGGAGACGAAGTCGTTCTGGATCAGCGCCTCGATCGTCTGCTCCGTGCACCACGCGTGACGCACGATGCGGCCGGTGCCCGTCGAGACGGCACGGCGGATCCGGCGCACGTCCTTCGGGATGTTCGAGCTCGGATCGTTCCAGGCGATCGCGATCTTCTGCGGATCCGGCAGAGCGAGGCCGAAGATGTTCGCCGTGGGGATGCCGTAGTTGATCGTATGGTCGAGGCCGTCGATCTTGATCGTCAGCGATCCCTGAAGGGCCTTGGCGATCATGAACTCGTTCTGACGGTCGAGGAGGTTCGCGCCGTCGCGGAGCGCCCGGGCGATCTCGTTCTCGGCCGTGAGCCGCGTGTCCGACGTGCCGGGCGCGCGCAGGTCGATGAGCACCGAGCCCGGCACGCGCGCGCTCTTGAACGTGCGCGCGAGACGGGACGTCCGGTTGCCGATCACCTGCAGCTTGCGCGGCGTCGCCGGCGCCGTCTTGCCTTCGAACGTGCTGATGTCCCGGGGAACTCCCAGGATGTCCCACGTCCGATCCTGGCCGCGGCTCTCCACACGGGGCAGGATGCCGGCGCGCGTGAAGGCCAAGTCCTCGGGCTCGAACTCGCGGATCATGGCGATCATCGTCTCGATCCGCAGAAGGTCCAGATCGTACATGAGCTTCTCCCTCCAAGTTGTCCGTCGCCCTGGCCTACGGTTGCGCCGCGGGGGCGCCGGCGCGGTTTCTCGTTACTGGAACATCACCTGCGACAGCGCGTCCTTGATCGCGTCGATCGTCGGCGCGTCGGCCGTGCCGAAGATCACCTGCGACTCCGTCACGAAGCCGTGGATCAGCCCGCTCGCCGTCTTGTCCTCGAGCGTCGAGCCGTCCTTCGCCTTCATGTTGATGGGCTCCAGGAGCAGCACGGCGCGGATGATGTCGGGGGCGGCCGGCGCGTCCGCGTGCGTCACGTGGACGTACTTGCCCAGGTTGGCGCCCGCCGCTTCCACTCTCACCAGGGCCAGGCCGGGGCGCAGCTTGGTGACGACGGAGTTCCCGACGTCCTGCGTCGTGTCGTCGATCTTGACGGCCTGCACGACGACGTGCTCGTCATTCGACAGGAAGACGCGCGACGTCTGCTGTTCGAGCGGCCCGATGCCGGGGAGCGCGCTCTGGCCGCCCGCGGGGAACGTGGACATTCGTTGCTCCTTCCTCAGAGGTCCTGAAAAAAAGCCCGGACACGCGCCTGGCTACTTGCTGGCCGCGGCCTCCTGCTTCTTGGCGGACACGCGGCGCGCGATGGCCTTGCCCATCGTCGAGAGCGACTCCTGCGCCTTCTTCTCCTCGTCCGTCATGGGCGCCATCGCGCCGAGCTGCGCGAGCTTCTCGGCCGTCACCGCCGGCAGCGCGTTGAAGACCTTCTTCGCGCATTCGAAGACGTCGAACGCCGCGAGGATCGGATCGCCCCCCTGCGCCGAGAGCGCCAGGGCCTGCGCCTTCCCCGCCACGCTCATGAGCTGGGTGAGCTCCGTGCGGACCGCCGGCGGGACGCGGCCGTCCTTGATGAGCTTCTCGACTTCGACCTGCGCCGCGGCGATCCGCGCGCGCGCGCCGTCCTTTTCGACGGCGTCGAGGCGCGCCTTGAGCGCTTTCTTCTCCTCGTCGTCGTCCGGGCGCGCGCCGGTCGGCGGGTGGGCGAGCTGCACGACCTTGTCGCCTTCGAGCTTGAAGCCGCCGGCGGCCAGCGCCGCCTTGATCTTGTCGTTCTCGCTCGTGGCGGCGAGTCCCGCGGTGATCCGCTGCGCGGAGGCCGCGAAGATCTCCTGCTCGGTCGCGGTGTCCGCGAGCCCGAGCGCCTTCCGGAGCTTGGTCAGGTCCATGGATCTCTCCTCAAATGGGGGGTTACGTGGACTTCGCGAGCTCGGCGAACGCGGCCGCGATCTCATCGGTCGTCGGAGCGGGCTTCGTCGTGGACGTCGCGGCGGGCGCGCCCGACAGCGCCTCCGCGAGCCGGTCGATTCCCGGCTGAAGGTCGTCGCCGGCGTCGACGTCGTCCGCCACGTCGTCCGCCGGCATGTAGAGCTCGCGCTCGCCGAGCGTCTCCTGGCTCAGCCGAACGAACTCCCGCTGCTCGGTGACGACGGGATAGTTCGTGGCGCAGATGTGCGTGATGACCTCGTCGTACTCGTTCCCCTTGGGATCCTTGTGGTCGAAGTCGATGTTCACGCTCACCGCGTCGAGGGTTCCCTCCTCGATGCCCTCCACGGCCTTCTGCGACTTGGCCTCGACGACGCCGACGAGCTGGTCCTGGTGGACGATGAACGGGCCGGGCCAGAAGCCGAGGTTCCGGGTGGAGTCGATCTCGTGCCCGTCCGGGAACGGGATCTTGTTGCCCGCGGCCAGGTACTTCTCGGTGTTCTCGACCAGGTGCGCGAGGCGCGACGCGTCGAACGTGATGCGCTGGCCGGTCCGCGGATGGATCCACTCTCCCACCCGCACGACGTCCTTCGCGTACCGCGCGAGGCCCTGGCTCGAGAAGGCATCGCCCTTGTGGACGATCGCCATCCTGGACGGACCCTTCCACCCCGGGCGGCGCTTCTTCTTCTCGGGCTTCTTCACGCGGCCTCCTGGAGGTTGAGGGCTGCGAGCTCGTCCGCGTTGAGATCGCCGACCAGCGCGCGCACCTCGGAGGCGGTCTTCCCCATGAACCGCCGCGGAAGGCCGCGCGAGATCTCGCGCTGGGCCCCCACCGCCTCGCCCGTCTTCAGCGCGGCGACGTACGGCATGAGGACGTGCCGGCAGTTGGGATGGAACGGAGGGCCGCCGTTGAGGATCTCGGAGAGGCGCGGGAAGCCGAGCGGGTCCTTCGCCTCCGGCCCGATGTAGAAAACGCGGCCGGCGAACGGCGTGCACTCGTCGACCTTCTTCTGCCGGTGCTTCGAGACCTGCACGTGGTCGATGTCGTTCCGCTGCAGGCGGACGACGGTCGCGACCTTGTGCGCCTCGCGCAGCTGCGTGCGCGCGACCAGGTCCGCGTAGTCGCGCACCTTCATACGCCGCGCCCCGGCCTGGACGAGCTCGCGCCGCGCGACCGCCTCGAAGTCGCGGAACATGTCGCCGCGGAAGCCCACGGCCTTGAGGCGCTCGCGGATCTCGGGCTTGAGCTTCCGCCCCAGGAGGACCGCGGCGATGTCGTCCTTGACCTGTTGGCCCGTCGCGCCGCGCAGTATGCCGCCCACCGTCGCCTCCTGGATCTGCCGGCTCTGGAGGAGCTGGAGCTGCGTGCGCCGGACGAAGAGCCCGAGGTTCGTCCGGAGCTCGTTGGCGATCCGCCCGAAGCTCTCGCGCATGGCGCGGACGACGGCCGCCATGGACGCCGCATTGACGGCCGTCCACGTGCGATCGATCCCGGCGGGGTCCTGCCCCGCGGACCGCAGAGTTCTGCGGATCGCCCGCGTCGCGTTGACGTCGCCCAGGACGTACGCCCGTTCGGCGTTCCGCCGGATCCAGCGCCGCACGTAGCCCGCCTTCCTCGGGTCGAGGTCGTCGATCAGCTCGTTGAGGCGACGGAGGAGTTCGGCGGTCCGGCCGGCCGTCGACCGGGACACGCCGGCGGCGAGCTCCGCGATCAGGCGGTCCACCGCACGCTCGTAGTGGTCCACGAGGGCCGCGACGCTCGAGGCGTTGCCGAGGAGGGCGGCGAGATCCCGGGAGGCGGCCATCAGATCGGTGACCCCCCGGCCGCGGCGACGATCGTGGCGTCGTCGGACCTCTTGGCGTACCACAGGCGGCCGCGCAGCTTGCCGTCGTTCGAGGCGGCAGCGTTGATCGTGTAGCCGATGCCCGTCACGGCGCGCGAGAGCAGCAGCCGCATGCGCAGCGTCCGCGTGCCGTCATACACGGACTGCACGGCGATCGCGTCCGACATCACGGTCGAACCGCGCGGCTCGACGAGCTTGTTGAGCGTGAGGCTCGCCTTGGGGATCCCGTCCCCCATGATCTTGAGCGAGCCGGTGACGCCGATGTCCATCGTGAGCGCGCCGCCGGACAGGATCGCCTCGGTGACTTCGAAGATCGTGAATACCTCGAGGAGCCCCGTCGTCGACCACATGCGATGCTGGCCCACTTCGAGCCAGCCGGCGACCGCAAGGTCCGCCTCGACATCGGGCAGGCGAAAGGGCATACCCTCGGGTCCGAGGATCCGCTGACCCTGAATCGACATGCGCCGCACGTTAGCCCGCCTTCCTCGGGTCGAGGTCGTCGATCGCGGCGAGCTCCGCGATCAGGCGGTCCACCGCGTAGTGGTCCACGATCAACTTGTTCACCCCGAGGTGGCTCGGAGTCTCCTACTCGTCCAGCTGCGTGAGAGTCTGATGGGAATCCTGCTGGACGGTAACAGGATTCGCTCCGTCCGTTACCTGCTGCGCAAACCTGGCTTGAATCGGGCCCGAACCCGCCGCGAAGATCGTCCCCTCGATAATCGCGTAATGCGATCCGGCGGGCGTAACGACACCTATCGAACTACTCGGTTGGGCTGTGATCCTCCCGCTCGCCAGGACCGCGCCCGTAGAACCGTTGTATATGGTGATCTGAAGCTTCATCGATGTGACACCGTCATTCACCGAAATGGCAAACTTGGCTCCTCCCGTGGCAGAAGCGGTCGTGAAGAAAAGAACCGCGCGGTAGGCCCACTTCTTGGCAGCGTAGAACTGGGGAGTGCTGATCACCATCCCGCTGATGTTGGTCAGCGACGAATCGCTTTTGGACTCGTCCGCCGCCAAATACTTTCGGCGCAGTTCGAGTTCGGGCGTAAGGCGACCTTGAGACTTCCATCGCCCAGGCAAAGAGGCTTGGACGTTGTCGGGCTTCACGGTGTCGGCAGCATTGTCCACGTCCATCGAACTCGCAAAGAACTGCCAAACGCTCGCGAATTCCAGGAAAGTTCCTCCCTCCAAGTTGACGATTCTGTCGCCTTGCCGGTGAATAACGAGCGCGCGTAGGGCTGTAAAATCGGCAACCGCCGGTCTCGCTCTTCCCATCTTCTTTTCCCTTCCCAAAAGGGGAGGAGAGGGGCGTTCTAGCCCGCCTTGCTCTGGTTCACTGTGAGATGCTTGATGCCGACGCTCACCCCGAGGCGCAGGTTGTACTCGAAGCTCGAGTGGATGCTGATCTCGAGCTCGGCCCAGCCCTCCGCGGCCAGGAAGGCGTTCCCCCCGTTGATCGGGGCGACCTTCTCGGTGCCGCCGCCCTTCGGGCGCACGGCCAGGTTGAGGGTCGTGTCGAGCTCGGGCGCGAACGTGACGATGAGGTTGCTCGCACCGACCCACTCCGGTGTGAGCCATGTTGAGTAGAGATCGCCGAGCCCCGGCGCGGCGAGCGCATGGATCGGAGCCGCCAGCGGAACCAGCCGGTCGCCCATCGTTAGCTCCAGACCTCGAAGTCCCCGACCGCGTCGTCCTCCGTGAAGGCGCACGCGGACAGGGCGATCAGCGCGATCGCGGCCACGTGTCTCATTCGGCTCTCCTGTTGGTGGATGAAGGCCCGGCCGGCAGCTCCAGACCGGCCGGGCCGGAGGCGGTTCTATTCGTAGACCTGCCACTCGACGCGATCGCCGGCGACCATGTTGGTGGCGCCGTCCGCGTCCCCCAGGATGCGGGTGCCGTTGATCGACCAGCGGGTCGTCAGCGCGCCCTTCTGGACGCCGTTCGAGTCGAAGACGTCCACCTGCAGGAACCGCGGCGAGGTGAGGCCCGTCGAGATCAGCACGCTTCCGGCGGTGACGTCCATCGCCGTCACGGTGTACTCGCCGCGATGGATCGACTGCGTTCCGCCGTTCTCGCCGCCCGTCATGGCGGCGGCGCTCACGATGTTCGCCGCGTCGCCCATGGTCTCCGCGAGGGCGTGGTTCCCGAGCGGGCCCGGCGCGTCGGCTTCGAGCCGCACGACGAGCGCGTCGATGGGATCGGCGAACGCCGTCACGCCCGGCGTCGGCTTGTTCGCGTTGATCGCGGCGATCAGGTTGGTGATCGAGGCGGCGACGGATCCGCCGATGGTGACGAGCACGCGGCCCGCGGTGACGGCCGCGTTGTTGTCCCACTCGAAGACCTTGTTCCCGATCGTGATCGTCTCCGTGTCGGCGGGGTTCGCGCCGCCGATGCGGATGGCGCCCTGCGACCGCGTCCCGAAGTGCCTGACTCGACCCATGGCTGTCTCCCTTTCTGCTCTCGAAGAGCTACAGGGGCGCGCTGCCGGCGCGTCCCACTCGACCGCCGCGGAAACGGTCCGCGCGCGTCTTACTCGGCATCGTCGTCCTCCGTCACGCCGGCACCGACAAGCTCGTCGGCCACGGCCTGGTCGTCGACTTCCCCCGCCTGTGGATCCGGCTCGGGCTCGTCCGGCTGCATCTCGGTCAGCTGCTCCAGCTCGTCGACGGGGATGAGCGGGAGCCCCAGCTGGTCGGCGATCGAGGCGCCGTCGAGGCGCTGCGCGAGCGACACTTTCCTGCCGTTCGCGAGCAGCTGCTCGGCCGTGAAGAGCTGCAGCAGGACCTCCTTCATGATGTCGCGCATCGACTGCGACAGGCCCTTGCCCACGACGCGCGTGCCGCTCTCGCGCAGCGCGCGCTCGCCGAAGTTGTGCAGGACGCACGGGTCGACGACCTGCGGGTTCACGAGCTCGTCGAGGAACTCGTTGACGTCCTCCTCGCCCAGCTCGCCCAGGAGCTCGGCATGCACCTCCGACCGGGAGCGGCTTCCCATCTCCTGGCTGGTCGCGGCCTCGTCTGTGATCCAGAGGCTGCGCATGATGTCCACGTCGAGGCCGTCGATGTAGGCCTGGATCATGTCGCCGCGCTTGTCGTCGAGCATGTACTCGAGGTCGAAGAGGTACTGCTGCGTCTGCGTGTCGCGCGTGTTGGGCAGCATGATGTAGCCGCCGTTGCGGAGCTGCAGGAGCTGCTGCGCCATCCAGTCGAAGCCGTTGCGGATCTCGGCGCCGGCGCGCAGCTCGTTCTGCCCGCGCACCTTCGTGGTCGGCTCGGCCTTGCGCTCGAAGTACCGGTTCGCCGCCAGCCGGATCGCGACCTTGAACCACCAGGGCTCATAGGTCGCGTCGAATGCGGGGAACCCCGTGAGCCGGCCCCAGACGTCCTCCTTGCGGTAGCTCCAGAGGAGCGCCTTCTCGGGCCCCACGCGCGTCGGCTGCATCGAACCGGGCTTGCGCTGCTCGACGCCGCCGTAGTCGTCGGCCGCCTGGTCCACGAGGAGGGTCAGCGTCTGGGGATCGATCCCCTTGAAGCGGCGGTACGTCCAGGCGTTCGGCAGCCGCCGCGTCTCCATCTCGCCCTTGACCCGGTCGCCGCCCTTGACCTCCGTGTCCTCGGCCTGCCATACGGGCTCGATGACCTGGAAGCCGAACGGGATCGAGAGCGTCGCGGACTTCGCCAGGCGCGCGTAGTGCTTCGTCAGCTGCTGCTCGACGAAGGCCCGGATGATCGGATCGTTGCCCTCGACCGTCCAGCGCAGGTTGACAATCGGCGCGCGTCGGATCGCCAGGGCGAAGGCGACCTGCGGATCCAGGCGCATGAGGAGGCGCGTCCGGACGTCCACGTAGCGGGGGTTGAACGTTCCGAGGAGCTCGCGCACGTCGCCGGAGAGCTTCGATTCGCCGGCGAGCTGGGTGAGCATGTCGCCCGTCGACGGCGGGGTCGCCGCCGCGGCGGGTGCAGAACTCTGCGCGGCGAGCTGCTCGCGGGGGATCCGCGCGCGGCCGCGCCGCACGAGTCCGCTCGCCCAGGACAGGAGGCCCATCGCGCATACTCGTACGCCGCGACGTCATGCGCGAAAAGACCCAATCCGATGGACCCGGCTATAGCCGGGCTACAGCCGGGCCATAGCCGGGCTACGGTACGGTGCGATCTTTGCGGCACTCCTTGCGGTATGCCTCGAGGATGAGGGACCGCAACACCTCGGCCGCGTAGCGCGAGCCGCGCGCGATGCGCAGCTCCTCGAGCATGTCCGAGAGCCGGTCGCTCAGCTTGAGCTCCATCCGCACCTTGTACTCGTTGCCGTCATCGCTCGCCACGGGCGCCGGCGATGGGATCCCCGGCACCTCGGGAATGGTCTTGAGCCCCACGGTCCGCCTCCGCTTCGGCGTCACAGTATGCGTCCCCCTCCCATCGCAGGGAAGAGACGCGCGAGGTCGATCATCGGTACCTCCGGCAGCTGCACGTCGGGATAGCGCAGCGCCAGCCAGTTGTAGCCGAGGGTCGAGGAGTCGAGCTGGTCGAGGAACGTGGCGCCGGGCTGCGCCGCGTGGAGTTCGTCGAGGTATTCCGCGTTCCATTCCCCGCGGACGAGGATGACGTTCCCCGCGTGCGCCTGCGTCGAGAACGGGCCCGCGCGCGTGATCTTGTCGCCCGTGGCCTTGATGCTGTGGACAGTCCAGCCGGCCAGCAGCTGCGCCATGTGGTCGCGCTGGTCGATGCCGGCGGATCCCGGCTCCAGCTCGAAGACGATCGGCCACGCCTTGCCGTCGACGTCGGCAATCCCCTTGATGACGGCGTTCCTCGGGCCCGGCAGCCATTGGCCCTTGACCACGTGCTCGATCACGATCCTGCGGTCCACGGTGAGCGCCATGCGGATGCCGGCGGTCCGCTTGCCGTCCACGCTCGCCGCGAGATCCCACGCGCGGATGCGCGCGACGACCCTGTCGTCCGGCACGAAGCCGTCGCGGAAGTGCGTGAACCAGGAGCGGTCCAGGAGGCGGCCGCCCTCGACGACCTCCCAGTTGCCCTCGAGGATCCGCATGCGGTCCACGGGCGAGAGGTTCAGGAGGCTCTTCACGTACGCGGCCGCGTCGATGGACGGGTTGTCGTGGAGCTTCGCGGGGATGCACACGCGTCCGCCCTCCGACGCCGGCGTCCTCCTCGGATCGTCCGGCCGGTAGCGGTCCTTCAGCCAGTAGTGCCCCAAGCCGCCAGGGTTGGAGGAGCTGCGCATTCGGAGCGGCACGGGCCGGTGCGCGCGCGGGATCACGATCTCGCCCGTGCGGCGCAGGCGCGCGAACATGAACGTGAAGTCGTCGAGCTCGAACTCGTTGGCCTCGTCCACGCCGATGTACTGGAACTCGCTGGAGCCGTAGTCGAACTTGTCCTTCGACGTCTGCATGTGGCCGAACTGCAGGATCGACGGCCGGCCGCCGAAGCCCGTGTCGAAGACGTACGCATTGCGTCGGCCGTCGAAGCGCGCGCCTTCCTTTCCCCAGAGCCACGAGTGCGCGCGGTCCATGAGCGCGCCGGGCTTCGTGAGCTCGGCGAAAGTCTTGCGCAGGATGAGCGCGGCGTAGCCCGGGCAGTCGACGTACTGGAGCGCGCCCATCAGGAGCCAGTCGCTCTTCCCGCCCCCGCCGGCGCCGCCGTAGAACACGTCGAGCACGTGGTCGAGGCAGAGCGCCAGGTGCTGCTTCGGATGCGGCACGTGCGGGATGAACCGCGTCATCCTCGGAGTGAGGCGCGCGAGCAGGGCCTGGACGAGCTCCCGCTCAGCGTCCGTCACCGCCGGCTGTTCCGGTACCGCCTGCGCCATTGCCATCCTTCACATGCTCGAGGACGAGCTGCTCGAGGCCGAGCTCGCGCGCGAGCGCCGCCACCTGACGGAGCCTGGCCGGATCGCGCATGAGCGCGGCCATGTCGACGATGTTGACCTCGTTGTGGACCGCGGTGATGCTCGCCGGCGCCGCCGCGGGCGGCGCGTCGCTGGTGACGACCGTCCGGCCGAAGATCTGCGGATACCGCCGCTCGAGGAGCCATGCGGCCGCCTGCCAGGTGCCGGAGTTCGCGCTGCGCTCGATCACGACCAGGCGGCGCACGACGGCCTCGCCCTCGGCGCGCTTTATGGCCTCGAAAAACTCCCTGTATGGCCCGGTCTTCTCGGCCTGGCCCCTCTGGATCCACTTGCGGAAGGTCGTGTAGTCCACGCCGGCGCGCAGCGGGGCCAGCTCCCAGGGAGCGCCGAGCCGCACCGACTGCACGATGAGCTCGCACGTCTTCGGCTCGAACTTGGTCGGCCGGCCGCCGGGGTGCTTTCCCTTCCTGCGCGGGCGCATACTCATCGGCGCAGGATCTCCCTGCGCACGTGGCGCGCGATCGCCTCCATGAGCGGGGGCGGGACGCTGTTGCCCAGGCGCGCCCACTGCTCCTCGTAGCTGCCGACGAGCTCGAAGGTCGCAGGGAAACCGCAGACGCGCTTCAGTTCCTCCACGCCGAGGAAGCGGTCCTCGTCCGGATGGAGGAGGCCCGAGAAGTGCTTCGGCCGGACCGTCTTCGGGACCGTCGCGCAGGGCCGGTTCCATTGGAGGCGCTTGAGGGAGAAGTCGCGGTCCTTCTGCCCGCGGAGCACGCGGATGTCGCGGCCGTCCTCCCCGGGCAGGGTGACCGCGGCGATCTCGGCCGTCTCCCCTTCGGGCCGCGCGAACTCGCCCGGGCTGGCGAGGTCTCCGATCGCCTGGCGCAGCGTCGTGGGGCGCGACGCCGGCACGGGATGAGACGGCTCGATGCCCAGATCCTGCCGCGCCCCGATCACGATCACGCGCGCGCG